CATACTCATCCGGATCGTTCGCGACAGGCGGAACCACGGTCAGCACGGGCGCAGTCATGCAGCAGCCTCTTTAGGACGCACGTAATCGGGGCGAAGCACGGCAGCGTTCGTATCCGGGAACCAGACGAACCGCTGGAAGCTTGATCCGTCCTTGCCGAACCGACGCATCGGCGGGCCTTCCGGCTGGGCGCCGAGCGCCACGATCATCTTGTGGGCCTCGGTGTGCTCGATGTGCGAGTTGCAATAAAGCCGGTTGGCGTGCTGCGTGGACAGGATGTCAGCAGCCTCGCGGCGAAACCACTTCAGCAGATGCACGGCGCCGGCCTTGAACTCGTCCGTTCCAAACATGATGACCTGCCAGACGGTCGGGTAATCCTCGCAGAAGGCGCCAAGCGCAACGGGTCGCCCCTTGTGCCAGGCAATGCGGCCGCGTCCCATGTTGCGGATCTGGTGATAGGCTTCCCAGCCGAGACGGTACGGGTTGTCATGCGGCTGCGTCGCGTAGATCTCGCGCCGGTCCTGCTCGCGCATGTGGTCACAAATGTAGCAGACCGATTGCAGATCGATGTCGGTGAGGTATTGGCTTTCGACAGGCATCAGAACGGTGCGTAATCCATCCCGGAACTTGAGGCGCGGCGCACATGCCGCTCGAACTCGGCCGAGGATACGTTGAACGGGTCATACTCGGAGACAGCGGTCGCGCGGCGCAGCACGGCATTTGCGAAGTCGCCGCCGGCAAAGGTCAGGCAGAAGGCATCGGCCTTGTTCGGGCTCTTGATGCCGCGCTTTTTCATATCGTCTTTGGACTCGATCTTGATCTTGCCGCTGCTTTCCAGCTTGTAGGTCGGGCCAACCAGTTCCGAGATCAAAGCGTCGTCCTCTGGGATCACCACGGACCTGCTGTCGAACCAGTCGCGGGCCTTCCACCACAACTCATCGCGCAACCGCATGAAGCGCTCGGGACTGGTCGCGGCGGCTTCACCAACATTGACGCCGCGCACAGGCAGGCCCAGTTCTCGCAACCGATCCACAACACCAGCGCCGAGACCAATCACGTCAACGTTGATCGCAGCCGGGCGGTTCTCCGGTGGCGTCTCATGCCAGAGCTTCATAATCACCCCGGTCGTCTGCATCAGGTCGAGCTTCTTCCACTCGACAACGGGCTCCAGCAGGACGTTGCCGCGACGCTTGGCTAATGCCGTCGTGTCGTCGCCAAACCGCGCCACGTCGAGGCCCCAGACGATGGCCATATCATTCGGCGAGACCTCGCGATTGACGGCCGCCTCGATCAAGCCCAGCGAGATGACAGAGTTGTCGTCGGATAGCGGAAACTCGCCAAGCACACGGACGCGGTAGACGTTGGACTGCTCGCCGTATTCCGCCGCGATCTGCTTCGGGTAATCTTCCGAGACCCGAGACGAGATCTGGCACGGGATGTGATAGGTCCGCCACTGGTCACGGTTGGCGTGGAAGGACCGATGGAAGTAGCCCGAAGTCCGGGTCGGGTTGCCGAAGAGAAACACCCACGAGCCTTCACTCGACAGGGCGCCGCCAGCCACCTCGAAAATCACATCCTCGATGGCCGAGGCTTCTTCGACGAAGAATACCAGCGTATTAGCGTGGAAGCCTTGCAGCGCCTCGGGACGCTCCGGTCGGGCCGTGCGCGCCACCGCGAAGCTCGATTCTGGGTCGGACTTGACGAACACCCGTTCTGTGTTCAGTTCCAGCAGATCCCTCAGAAACGGCGGCAGTTCCCGATGCCACTTGGCGATTTCCGCAAACAGTACGTCGCGCAACTGGTCGGATGAGTTGGCCGTAACGGGAATCTTCAAGTCGCGATAAAAAAGCAAAAACCAGAGGATCAGCCACGCCTGCGTGGTCGACTTGCCCGTACCGTGACCGCTTCGCACCGTGAAGCGGCGCTTGCCTTCGACCTGGGCGCGGGCAACATCCTTGAGGAAGTCGGCTTGCCACAACTCCATGCCCTTGGGCGAGTGTGCCGGCCGAGGCGTGCCCGGAACCCACGGGCGCCAATCTTCCTCTTTCATGTGAAACAATGCTTCGAGGACGAACAGATACGGGCTTGCCGTCCACCGAGACACCAGAGTTTGCCAGTCCATTCCTGCCTTTGGGGTATTTTATTTTTACTGGCGCGTTGGCCAATGTAAAAATTTTCTACTCTGCGGCCTCAACAATGGTCGCCTCTAGAACAGGCGCCCTATTATTGTGGCCCAGCGAGCGAATGAAATCCTCGAACGCCTCGCTGATCGTCATCGTATGATTGATGTCGAGGCTCTTAGGCGCCGAGCCAAAGCCGCGATCCAGGATCTCCGAAGCAGCCGCGACCCGTGCAGAGGGCGTCGCACCTACGTCCGACATGACTTCAACCAGCACTTCGACCGCTTTCTTGGCGTGGGCCTGCGCCATTGCGGCGAGGTCGTAGTCCTTTTTCGGGCGACCGCTGGGGTTGCGCGAGGGCTCCCCAGGGCGCTGCGGCCGGAGGTTGGCTAGGCTCCTGGCCCTTCCGTCTTGGTTTGCCTTGCCCTTGTCTTGGTTTTTGTCGACGCTGACTTGCATATCCATCGTGCGGGTCGTCTCCGATTGTCCGCTGGTGCTACGGGATGAGCTTTCGGATCTTCTTGAGCCTTCCAGGGCCTATGCCGGGGATTTGTAATAGTTCTGAATCAGACATTCGTTTCAGTTGGCCCACTGTTTTTATGTCGGCTCGATGCAAGATGAACTCAACGGCCGCCGAGAACCCGACCTCATCAACATGATCCTCGTCGTCAAAGTCAAAAATTTTCTTCCCGCTTAAGACCCGGAGAACAAACTTGTCGGCGCCGCTTCGGTGATTGCTTTTCATCAAAGCCTCATAAGGGCGGCAAGTTGGGCCTTGTCGCTCTCATCGAGGAGGTCGTATTCGTCGGGTTCTTCGTCTGTAATGCTGACGAGGCAGGCGGGATCTGTCCACCAGCTTTCGGGAGATTGAGCGGCGTCTTGCAGGGCCTTGCGGACGGCAGTCATATCGATGCCGTCGTTCATGCGGCGAGCCTGGTCTGACGCATGGCCGACTCCCAGGCTTCAGCCCAGGCGCGATCGGTAATGGTGGTCTTGATCACGCGGGTTTCGGGGACGGGCACCAGTTGGGTGGTGGTCTTAGTGGGTTGGGCGGGTGCCGGGTTAGGCTGGCCCAGGGAGTGAAGGCGTCCTTTATCGTCGGCAGCCCGCCCAATCTCTTCGGTCTCGTCGTCTGGTCGGCGATAAAGACCGGCAATGAACAAGCAAAACGCAGGCAAGCCCGTGCCGGCGATGGCCATAGCAAGGTTGGCGCTCTGTTCGGCGGCGGCCTGAACTTGGGGGGTCGGCTCAAGGCTGCCGGTGGATACCAGCGTCACGGCTTTAGCGAGAAACTGGTTTTGGTGCACGACGGGCGACGACGTGTGGCGAATGTTGGCAGACGTGTTGCGAGCTTCGGCAAGGCTTGACAGCGTGGCGGCATGCAATGCGGAATTGGTGGCGATCTCAACCGCCTTTGCCCGCAGAGCTTTCAAGTGGGCAAGCTCATTGGTGCGGGCCTCACACTTGGGGCCACAACGTGTGCGCTTGGCTTCGTTGTCGACTTCCAGCTGCTTGGCAGCGATCTGCCCGTCGAGTTCCTCAGGCGACGACGGGCGAACGGAAACAGCCCAGCCCGACACCTTGGTATTGACCAGGGCGGCCATTTCAGCGTCGAGGCGCTTTAGACGGGCCTCGTACTCTGCGGCCTTGGCGCGGAGGTCCACCACGGTATTGCGACCGTCGTCATACCTTACGTTCTGGACGGATGCGGTTTCAATGTTGTGACCACGCAACCCTGCCGTGTATCCGGCATGCGAATAAAACTCGATCAGAAGCAGCGGTGCGCAGACGAGTGCGATCACAATGCCGGCCGTGGTCTTGCCGCTCGTGAAGGCGCGGTGCGCGGCCTCGGGACCAAACGCGGCAACGAACGTGAGGCAAGCGAGGAACGCGGCGTGTTTCCACGACACTTCGGCGCCGAAGCCCCAGCTCATGGCGGCAGCAACGATCAGAACGACAAGACCCACGCGAGCCCACATGAGGCCTGTGGAGTCGAGGTTGCCAAGCATGGCCTTGATGAAGCGATCGAAGGGTCTCATGGGGGCCTCTCAGTGGAGGGTGTTAGGGTCGGACTCGGACAACAACTCGATGTGCATCACAGGGTAGGTTTCTTGGATGTATTCAAGCGCTTGGCGTGGCGAGATGTTAAAGCGGATGAAGATCTCGGCCAGATCCAGCAACCGCAGTTGCACGTCATCGATCTCAGTTTCGTCGATGTCGTCGATGTCGGTCATTTGGCAAGCGATAGCGCAATGGCCACGGCGCTCATTTCGATGACGCCAGGGCGGATTGAGACGATGCCAAAGAGTTTGAGCGCAGCCGCAATGGCAAGCGCGAGGGCGGCGAGCTGACAGAGTTGGGCCAGCGTGCCGCGAAGATCATTGATGTTCATGGGCTCCAGACGCAGTTCTGGATTGGGGGTCGCCAATTGCGACCGAGGGCGGCCCTGAAATTACACGATGCCGGCTATGGGGTGCAGGCCGGTGGGTTCCGCTCGTCTCTTAATTTCGTCTAAATTGATTTGCGCGCCCGCGCAAGGGGTTGTTGCTTTTTGGCCGCCTTGTCGGCCCGCTTTTGCACCGCTCGATCGCGGGCCAAGTATTCCGCCACTGCGTCTGCCAGCATAAATTTCATCAAGGCCGCGAGGATCACGTCGGCACGCGTCTCTTTGCGCTTGCGGGCCATTTTATCCAGTCGGTCGGCAATATCAGTCGGCAAATGCGCGGACCAGACAATTTCGACGTAGCCGGCAGGCGTGCGCTTGTGTTCTGTCTTTTTGGATGTGCTCATTTGCTGCTCCATCTCTCGGGCCAGTCTTTGCGCGGCAGTTGATCCATGACTTCGGCCATGGCGATCACCCATTGCGGGACCGGGTAGCGCCCATGGACCCACCGTGAAATGTGTTCCTCGGAAACATCGAGCACGCAGGCAAGGCGGCGCTGGCTGCCGGCGCACTGGACGAGAATGCTAAGGGCTTGCTTGTGGGTCATAGACGAAATATCGGCTATGTTGGCCGTGGCGTCAATCTATTTTAATGCTGCGTCACTATGCCGCATGAGCATCAACTTGACAATTTATCAATCTCCTGCTATTGTGAAGATCCTGCCCATAAAAGCAGGCGGGCCAGAGCGGGTGTTAGCGCACCCTCCCCGGCCCTGATCCCGAACCCTGACTGAACCAGGAGACGAGACTATGGGGTATTCTATCCGTTGGACGCACGTTGCAGCAACAGCCATTGCGGTCGCGTGTGTCGGTTATCAAACGGCGGTTATCTGGGAATCGCTTTCGGGCGTTTCCACGATCACCAAGTTAGGCGTTCCGCTTGCAACCGTTTCGGCCGCACTGCTCCCAGTATTGGCCGAGGCGGCATGGCGGGAAGGCGCAAAGCTCAAGGCCGGGCTTCTGCTTCTCCCCGTCGTGGTGTTGCTGGCGTTCGTGCTGCCTTCGGGCGTGTCGCGCTTGGGTGAATCCCAGGAGCAGCGCCGGGTGGCAGCACAGACGATCCAGGCCGACCAAGCCAAGCTGCGGGCCGATCTGGCGAAAGCCGATAAGCTCGTGACCGAAGCCGAAGCGTGGGCGGCGGCCGAGTGTAAATCAGGAGCCGGCAAGCGGTGTGCGGGCGTAACGTTCACGCTCAACCAACGCCAAGCCTTCCAGCGGGAGTTGGCCGGCAAGGTCGAGGCTGCAAAGCCAGCGACTAAGCCCTGGCTTCCTGACTGGCACCCGGCGACGTTGCCCATCGGCCTTGAATTGTGTGCATGGGCGGCGTTGTTCTTCGGTCTCGGGCCTTTCACCCACACGCGGGCACCGGTCCAGGCCATCACGGAGCGCGATGTTAAGGTTGAGCCGATCACCGACAGCGAGATTGCCGAGCTTCGGCGTTTGCTTCGGACAGTCGGGCGCCCCGTCAATAACTCGGAGCTGGCCAGACTAGCGGGCATCAGCGACGGGGAATGCTCGAAGCGGGTGGCGGATGCAGTTGCCGCTGGCGTGCTTCGAAAAGAACGGGATGGCCGGCAGGTGGCGATCACGTTGCACTGAGTTGAACCTGCACAGTCAACGCCCGGCGGGAGCAATCCTGGCCGGGCTTTTTCTTTGACCGAATTCGGTTATCGGCTGACCGAATTCGGGTTGATTGCCGGCGAATTCGCTACGGTTTCCGCTTGACCGAGGTTTTCCAGGCCCGGCAAAAGTACCGGAAACAGGGGCTTCGCCAGCGAGAAAACCGGAAAACCCGGACCATAGGCTAGGCAACCTTTTCGATCTGGTCGGCGCGGATTTCCACCTGCCTTTCTGACCCGAACATGGGCACGGACACGCTCAAGGTCTCGGTCTTCACTGCCTTAATCAGAGCCTCGATGGAGCGGAACGGGCCATCGGTGATGATGCCTCGATCGCCCGCCTTCCAGCCGGTTACGAAGTCGGCGGCCATGCGGCGGATGGCATGCACATCGGCGCCAGTCAGGCGGGCAGGCTCGGCCCCAAACTGCACCAGCGAATGCACATGCTCGATTTCCAGCACGTCGCGGAATGGGATGTCCCCCACACTCGACCCAACGAACACGTAGCGCGGCATGATGGGCAGGCTGCGCTCGGTGATGATGACTTGGTTGCCTCGCCCCCGCGTGCGCACCTTATGGCGTTGGGTCGGGACCATGGTGGCGAGGCCAAGCCCTCGCCCAATCTCGGCTGCGACGCGGAGTTCCCGTTGTGGAGCCACCATGATGATGCGCCAGAGTGTCGAGTCCATTTGCAACTCCTTAAGACGCGAGGCGCCAAGCATAGAGATCGATGACGTTCGTTGGTGGGGCCATGGTTTCCCCGCCATCGGGGCCGCCGTCGCCATCGGGATCAGGATCGCCGGGGCGCCAGCCAGCCATGAGCAATCCCAGGCACCCGAGCGTGCGGGTTGCGTCGTCATCGCCGTCCATTGCGCGGGCTTGGATCAGATCGAGATGGGCATAAAACAGCTCGGTGGTCGTCATTCGACCCTCATGAAGCGCGCCATGGTCCAGTCGTTCGATGATCTCAACGGCCTTTCAAACAGCCACGCCATGAACTGTTGGCAGCGCAGCCCGGCTTCGGTTGGCGTGATGCGGCCTATGCGGCAGTGGGGGTTCATGGGCGCTTGACCCTCACTTTCTTGGATTTGGCGATGCGTCGCTTTTTGGATGCGTCATACGCATGGACGCGGGACAGCGTCACCTTGCCGGTGGCGTCGGTTGTGATTTCCATCTTGCCGAGCTGGCGGCTTTCGAAGCGTTCCCGCATCTTTTTCTCGGCCTTCGATGGCGGGCCTTGTCGGATCTGCTTTTGGGTTACGGTTGGCATGTTGCCCCTCAGTTCAGACGTTGGCCGAGCTTGCGAGCAGCGTTGCTGTCGTCGAAACGATGGCCGACAGGGTCGTCGCTCATGATCTGATCGATTTCTTCAGGCGTGGCGACACCGGACCAGCGATAGACGCGATCGGACGGGACACCCTCATCAACGATGAAAAGTTCGACGCCTGAGCCCACGTAATACTCGATCAGACCGTCCTCATTGATCCGCACGATCACGCGGCGGTCATCGTTGGCGCGAGCGGCGCGGACCTTGCTCATCCCCCGCCTCCTGTTTTGTGTTTGAAGGCGAGGGAGAAAAACTTGCCCTTCTTGCCTTCCTTAATCCAAGCCTTGACCCACCCGCTCGACGGCGCTTGGCAGTGCGGGCAGATCACCTTGAAATCACCCTCGTATTGCGGGTGCTTGTCGGACTTAATGTCCTCCTCGGGGATGCGGAACAGCGCCCCGGAGTTGTCTCGTGTTTCGTAGGCCATTACGGCTCCCCTCTTATGCGTCTGCCTCACATGGACCATCGGATGACAAGCTTAGAAGATCCACGAACGACGGCGCTTCGCATCTGATCTCAAGCACCTTGGTTCCATCGTCTCGCGACATGTAGCCGCCAACGGCTAGAGCGCGCTCGTATTCCATTTCGATCGCTCTGCATTCCCATGCCGTAGTGACGTGACGGTCAGTCTCTCCAGTGCTTAATAGGAGGATGAGAGTTAGGAGCTTCATTCTGCGGCCTCCAAAAGATCAAAGAGCGACCGTTGAGACTTTTCCGGCTTGATGCAGTGTGGCGAAAACCAAAGACGCTCCTTGTGCGCATTCACGCGACCTAAGCCGTCATCGTCATCATTTTGAGAGCCAAAGCCGCCGCGCGCTTTCCACTCCACCGTTTCCCATGTGTCAGGCATGGAATGCTCGCCCTCATATCCAGCGAGACAAATGCGCATCAGCGGGTTGTCGCCCTGCTCAATGGCCCACTGGCGGACGTCGTGAGCAACAGACAGGCAATCCGTCGAATACAGGCCATCCGTGCGTTGCGCAGTGTCAGCGTAGGGCGGATCGAGAAAAACCGCCGTTGCAGCGTGCCTGTGCGTGACTGATGGACCGCAGACTCGGGACCAATCGCCAGCGCATACGCGCACATCTCGAAGCCGCTCAGAGAGAGCCGCAATCCATTCGCGGATGAAATTGCCCCTGCCGGCGTCGCCAAGATGCGGGAGCTTCCGGTTGATGCCCCTGCCGGCGTCGCCAAGATGCGGGAGCTGCCGGTTGATGCCCATGCCGGCGTTGCCAAGATGCGGGAGCTTCCGGTTGATGCCCATGCCGGCGTTGCCGTCATATTTGCACCAACCGGAAGCGCTCCATTGCCACGGACCACGGCCGCTGCACCATCCCGAACCAATCCAAGAGCAAGCGCCCCAAACCCACCACCCAGCGACTTGCGCATCATAGGAAAACGGGTCGCCTTCAATTGTCTTTAACCGCTCCGCGCCTTCCGTTAGCAGCCACCAATGACGAGCATGTAAATCCGTTTCGTTGACCGGCCAATCGGCGTGCTTCGCGACTTCATCCGGCGCCGCCTGCACAGATCGCCAGAAGTTCGCAACAAACGAGTCCTTATCGTTGATTGTTTCCGTCTTGCCGATTTGAGGCCGTCGCAAGAGGACGGCGCCTGAGCCAAAAAACGGCTCCACATAATTCGGAGTGTCGCCAAGGCGCTGCCAAATCACGTCGGCAACACTGGACTTGCCGCCGAACCATGGAAACGGCGCTTGCAGCGGATCAGGCGGGCTCATGCTCGCCCTCCCATCGCATCAAGACGGCATGGTTCCCGTGATGTGTTCCAGCCATGTCGTCGTCGATCGTCCAGCCTTGAGCGAGAAACCGTCCAACGTCGGCAAGGGTGACGTAGCGGAGCCAGATCATTCTGCAGCCTCCTGCATCGTGCGCCCGTCAAGTTCGGCTAGGTAAGTTTCGAGGTCTGCCTGCGCTTGGTCGTGCTTCGCGCGCTTGCGTTTGTCGAGACGATGGATCTTGATGGCCGCTCGCATGGCTGACTTGGTGTAACCATCGGCAGCGGCATCGTCGTAGGCTTCGGCGATGGCTAGCTTCATCTCTTCGATCTGCTCCATGACGGAGATGATCTGTTCGGCGCGGCGGCGAAGGTCGGAGTTGGTCATGTCATCCGCTCCGGCATCCATGGCATGGAGCGATTTTTTCGCTCTAAGCCCTCCTGGACTGGCTTGTTTGCCAGCCTTAAAGCCTGCTCTGCGCACCCAAGAGCATCCCGCCAAATCTCGGATCCAGTAAACCTGACCACGGATACGCCGTGCTCCATCAACTCACGATCCCGGCTCTTGTCTCGCGACGCTTGCTGCTTGGTTCGCTCGTGGAAGTCGTGCCCATCGCATTCGACCGCAAGCAGATGAGCCAATGTGTCGAAATGCTCTAGCGACGGTGATGCAATGCAGAAGTCCACTCGATAAGAACCAACGTGCACTTGCTTCGCCACAACAGGCGTGTATTGCCCAATTTCCAAGGATAGCCGCCGCAGATCCTCATGAGTCTTGACGAGAGGATGCCCGGTCAGCATCGGGCTATCCGCCAAAATCAGGTCGCCAGTCCATGATCGAGTCCAAAACGCGATCATTAAAAGTTTTTCAATCTCCGACTCGCATCGGCGCAGCACGACATGCTTCGCATCATCAAAGGCTAGTGCTGCCCCGCTCATCAAAACGTTGGAATATTTTCGGCTGTCCGTCATTTGCCCTCACCCACGATGCGGTTGTTGATGCTGGTCTGCCGGTCCTTTTCGGACCTGCGGAGCCGGGCTTCCTCTTCGCCGCGTGCCGATGCGATGTGGTCGCGGATCTGGCTGCACACGCCCTCCTGCCGAGCCCAATCGAGCCAACTGGCGTAAGTCGAGTTCAGGGACTTCACGTCGTTTGCCGCGCGAATGGTGCTCAGGATCGCGCTGGCGTGCTGCGAAATGCGATAGGCGTCATCGGGGCTAGTGGGCATGGCGACCGTTCTTCAAAAGCGCTGAAAGCTGCGACGATGGGCGAGCGGGCGTAATCATGATTTCAGGCTCAGGCGGTGCCAGCGGTTGGCACTCGGCGCGGTCGGTCGGAGATAGGTTGCGATAGATCTTCGGCGCGGAGCTTCGGAACTGAGCATCCACAGACCGCGCTCGGCGCGAGCCCGGCCAAAGCCGATAGGCCCTAACAATTGGCTCAGCGTTTCCGATTTGCAGCGCTGCGCAAACCGCTCGCTTGGCGTCGGTGGTGATCTCGAAGGCTTCCGCCCCTACCCTCACCCCCACCAAATCAAATCTTGAAACCCCTTCACTCTCGCGCGCAGCTTCTTGCTCAGAGGGTAGAGATATATTCTCTGAGTCTGTGTGTGTTTCTGTGTCTGGGGGCGTTGCGCAACGTCCCTGCAACGTTTCATCGCCGTTGCATTGGCGTTTCGCTCGGAATTTGCGTGACCTTTCAGTGCTGCTGTCACTGGTAAATTGACGGCGCGACCAATTGCAGATCGAGGCGTCTGCGATCATGCCAAGCGCAACCATCTCAGCCATGACGGCCTCAATCACGTTGACGGGCTCGCTCAGAATGGCAGCGATGCGGCGCGCGGTGGCAGTAAACTGGCCATCCTTCTCAGCCTCGCAGGCGCTTTCCAAAATGGCGTCCCATGTGGCAATGACGACGGCCTTGGAGCACCCGACAACAAGCGCGACTTCGGCAAGCTTCGGGTCGCTCACGGTCCCCGAGTAACGGCGATACCAGCGAGTCATTTTGTCACCTCGCCCAATGCAGGCCGGCAAGGATGGGCCACAATCTCGCAGCGTTGGCGCCAGGCGGTGCCACCCGTGATGGTCTCGACGGCGCGGCCGGCAGCGGTTTCGTTGGTCTCGGCTCTCGAGCAACGGGCTTTGACGTGGCGGGCGGAGGCAATGTCCATGTAGAGTTCCCCGTGGTCATATCTTGCTTGGGCCTGCCAATGCCTTTTGGCGGACTCCATCGCTTCATCTTGGGTGAGGTGCGGATTGCCCACGGCGCGCGTCTCGGCGAGGCACCTCGCGGCGTGCAACGGCGGGACGGGTGGTGGCTCGGGGGGGCGGTGGACGTGCTTCCACGCGCGAACCTGGGGCTTGTGGCGATAGGGGCGATGCCGGTTGCCAGATCTCTCGCCAACGTAATCGCGCCATGTGCGCTGCCAATAGGCGTCGGAGGCGTAGCGGGTTTCGTCGGCCTTTGCCGGCGCGGAAAACATCAGGCAAGCGAGGCAAATCGCCTTGAAACTGCCGAGATTTCGGAGCATATCAACACCGTCCATGATCGTGTTGTTGTAGCGTCGCGTATCGCACCGACTTCAAACGCCCTGACCTGAGCCGCTCTGCATGGCCCGCTCTCGTCAGGGCGTTGTTTGTTCAAGCTCTGCTGGTTCAGGCTCGCGATTGTCGACGAAGCGCGGATTGGTGCGCGCGTCGAAGTCCAGCGCCGTCAGCCTGAAAAGGCCCTTGGCCGGACGCTCCGGGCGATAGGCCCGCTTGGCGTGGCTTTCGCAGTACGGCAAACCCGGCAAACGATCGCCGCCGCAGTACACAAGGCTGTCGAGGTTGGATTGCTCCCCGCACGGCCACTTGCAGTGGTGGTCTTCCAATTCAACAATGGACTTGCTGGCCACATCTTCGGGGCGTGCCTGCGGCGGCTTGGCCTCGCTACCGCCTGCCTCGAACGTCACCGGCAAAACTTCGAATTGATCGCCAAACTCATCGGCGAAGACGCCCGCGCTTTCCAACGCGATGCGAACTTTAGTTTTGGTTTTGTGCCGCCTCATTAGACGGTGCCGGTCGTTATTTCCGGCCGAACCTCGCGACTGCACAAACTTGCGCACTGTGATTTTGCGCGGCGGGAGTTGCAGCCGATGCACCTTGCCGATGACGCTCGAGCGCGTCGTGCCTGGGATGCGATCGGCGATCCTCGAGCCGGTCCAGCCGTCAGCCCATAGCTGCTTTAGAAGGGCGGTGTTCTCTGGTGTCCATGTATCGGCGGTCATGTTGGGCAGAGTCCTCCTGTGGGCTGTCTGGCAGGACGCCTGAGCTTCGCAGGTGTCACACCCCATCCACAGGCCAGGGTGATGGACACAGCTCAGGCGCCCGGCAAGTCAGCCGGCGCAACGCGGACGCAACGGAGACGCTGGGATTTACTACGCGGCGAGGTTATCGCCGCGACGGGTAGGGCGCGGGCGCTTCGGCCCATACAAATCAGGACGCAACTTGGCGCGGTCGATGCCGGTAATCGCTTCGATCTGCAACACACGTTCGGCAGGGATGCGAGTCCACTGCCCTACGGACGGGCCTTTAATGCCTAGCTCCCGAGCCAAGCCCCGGACGCCGCATTTAGCGATGACGCGCTGCAAAGCCGGATCACGATTTATCGGTTTCTTAGCCATGACCGGACTGTAAGGCCGGTCCTTTCGACCGTCAAGCGGAAATTTGTTTTTGTGAGTTATCAACAGGTTGCCAACATGGTCGCCAACGGGCGCAAAAATAGTGTTGACGGGTGATAGGAGTTGCCTTACATTTCGAATTATCAGCGGACGCGGCCGGGTGGTCGATGCAGCGACTACCCCCACGTCTTCGACCAAAGCGCGTGACCCGGATTACCCCAGTTCACCGCGTCCGCTGATCGACAACACGGAGGCATGGACATGACAGCTCACCCGACCAAGATCGAAGCCGACAATCCGCATCCGACCAACACCCTCGTTCACGCCATGTGGCACCTCTGGCGGTCCAGCGTGCGCAACGCTCAGAAGTCCCGCCGGGCCGCCGAGCAATACGAGGAAGCCGCCCGCCATTACCGCGCGCAACTCGTCTCCGCTGGCGCTGACCCGGAGGCGCTTCATGTCTGAGTTCGAACTGAACTTCGACGAGCCCGACGTGATCCTTTTCGGGCATCACCTCACCCTCATCATGTTCGGGCGCTTCGAGTTCGATCGCCACATGCGCGTGACGAAAATTTTCCAGGAAGTCGACAACGATCTGGTCGAAGTCTGCCCCGTCCAATCCAAGCCCTTGTATGACGCGCTGCATGCTCACCTGACGACGTGCGCCGCGCATCAGGAGCGCATGGCCGAGGTGATTTCACGCTGGTGGGGCGAGCCGCAACGGCATCGCTCGGCCGCGTGGGCTTACAGCCTCACATAAGTTTCCGCCGCGCCGTTGAGAGGGCATTGCGACGCGGCGGCGAGATCGGGTGGAGCCTAGCGGGGGCTCGTGCGGGGGCAAGCAGGCTCCACCCGATCTACAAATCAATTCAGTCAGTGAGGTTGCGTCAGATGCAGTCGGGTGACGCCCTCGTGCTGGGCTTTGTAGTCGGAACAATCGCGGCCATGGCCTGGGTGATCTGGGCGGCCGGCGCGTAAGGGAGAACACACACATGGACAATGCAAATGATCAACGCGATCTCGATAATGGTGTCGCTGCTGCTGCTGATGGTGGCGGCGGTGCTCCTCGGAATAAGCATGGCCGAGGTCTCGCGAGTGCTGGCGGGAGCGTAGTGCGTCTTCCCACTGCCGCCGCGTCCGAAGCAACGGCGCTGATTTCGGTTATCGATCGCGCCATTGCGACCGGCGCCGACATTGAACAAATCGAGCGCATGTACGCGCTTTATGAGCGCGCCGCCGCTCGTGCCGCTAAGTCTGCGTTCACGGCATCGCTGATGCGAGCAAAGGCGGCGATGCCGAAGATCATCAAGACGGGCACGATCGAAGTCAACGTCAAAGATGATCGCGGCGCCAAGGTCGGCAAAGCCAAGCAATCCACTTACGCCAAGTGGGAGGAGGTGTGCGCGCAGATCGAACCGGTGCTTGCGGCCAATGATCTGGTGCTGACGTTCGAAACCGCGCAGACCGCCGCCGATCGCGTCAACGTGACGGCGGTTATCACGCACGTTGACGGCCACGCCGAGCGCTCGCAACTGGCGCTGCCGATTGATACGGGCGGGGCGAAGAATAACGTGCAGGGTTGGGGCTCATCGGTGAGCTACGGCAAGCGCTACGCGGCGTTTGCTCTGCTCAATCTCGTGGGCCACGACGACAAGGACACGGACGGCGCGGCCCCGTCTCAATTCATCACAGAAGAACAGGAAGCCACGTTGCGCGATTTGATCGAGGCAACGGAGGCCGATCTGCCGAAGTTCTGCGGCTACTTCAAGATTGAGAAGTTGCCCGACCTCAAGGCGTCTGATTACGACCGCGCCGTTGCAGCCCTCAAGAAAAAGGCGGGCTGACATGGAACAAGGATCGGACGAATGGAAAGCGATCAGGCTTGGCAAGGTGACGGCCTCGCGTGTCGCTGATGTCGTGGCGAAGACCAAGACGGGATGGAGCGCCAGCCGCGCCAACTATCGCGCGCAATTGGTAGCGGAACGGCTGACGGGCAACCTCGCCGACAGCTACACCAACCAAGCGATGGAATGGGGCGTGCTCACGGAAGCGGAAGCCCGTAGCGCTTACAGCTTCTATACGGGCTCCGACGTGGAGCAGATCGCGTTCGCGCCTCATCCATCGATTGCCATGAGCGGGGCAAGCCCTGATGGCTTGGTCGGGACAACGGGCCTTGTCGAGATCAAGTGCCCGAACACGGCGACACACATTGAGACGCTTCTAGGTAAGTCGGTGCCGGGCAAGTACGCCCTGCAAATGCAGTGGCAAATGGCCTGCACCGATCGGTCCTGGTGCGATTTTGTCTCCTACGATCCGCGCATGCCGGAGGACCTTCGGCTGTTTGTGGCGCGCCTGGAGCGTGACGAGGAAACCATTGCCGGGTTGAGCGGCGCGATTGTCGAGTTCTTGCAGGAAGTCGACGAAACCATTGCAGCGCTCAACACCGCGTATAGGAGGGCTGCGTGATGCGCACTACTCACATATGCCCGCCGATCCCGCTCTATGACTTCGACTGGCAAGCGGTCGAGGATGACTACGAGCCCGGCCGTCCCATTGGATACGGGCGCACAGAGCAAGCGGCGATTGACGATCTCAACGCCCAACTTCGGGAGCTGGCCGATGCTGACGAATAAGCGCCAGCGCAAGTGGAAACAATTCAGCGTCGAAGCGTGCAGCGTTCGCAACACCGTCGAGAGCATGAGAGCCGGCGGTTTCGGATGGGAGGATGTATGCCACGTATTCGAGAAGCGGTACGTCGGAGTGAACAAGCCGGCTTTGCGCAAGATGGCGCTGGACTGGAAGCCCTCATCGCCGAAGCCGAAGCCAGCAACGCCGCGCTGCTTGGAGCCCTCGAAAGTCTCCAACGTCGAGAGCGCGTCAACGATCAACTCGTCATTGCATCGGCCATGAGAGCCTTGGGCCGGTGTCTCGAAGCCGAGGGATTGTCGCCATCGGCTCGGGAACAAGTTCGGAGCGCACACAAGATGTGCCGGGCATCAATGGGGCTCCCATGAGCAAGCCACGATCACTCCCGCAACACAATCGCTTCTTTGCGCTCGTGGCGGCGGCGTTTCATCAATGGCCCGAACGAGGCGCCGGAGACAACCGCTTTCGACCCGACAGCGAAGACCATTTACGGGCATGGTTGCTCTGTAAGGCAGGGCACCGACACATAGCGACGTTTCACACGGATGCCGACGCGGACAGCGTGGCGGCATTGATCCCCATCGTGTTCCTGATGATGGCCAACAAGCACGCTTGGTCCTGGCGAGATGGCGACGACATCAAGGTGTGCGTGGCCAAATCGCAGAGCTTCGCGGCAATGACGCACCAAGAATTTTGCGCTTTGAGCGATGCCGTCGAAGAGGTCATCCGCGTTGAAACCGGCCTCGATCCCGAGGCGCTGTTACGAGAAAAGGCGGCGTAACATGAGCGACCCGTTTCGCCATGAGCCTCGCAAGCGCTTTACCGCCCAAGAGCGCGCGGAAATCTTCGCGATCCGTGGTGGACGGTGCCACCGATGCACGAGGCCACTCGGCCCACAAGATACGTGGATTTTAGAGCACTTGATCGCGCTCGAAAACGGCGGCACGAACGACACGGGAAACATGGAAGTGACGTGCTCGTGGTGCGAGCCAACGAAAACGGCAGAGGACCACGCCAAGGCTGGCCACTCGCGGCGGGCCTATACCAAGCACACCGTCCCCGGCGAGTTCCGGCGGTCTAAATCATGGGGCTGGCGATGACCCACCGGCTATGGACAATCCAAGAGGTTGCGGAGCACTTGCGTTGC